TCATGTCGAAGCTCCTGCCTGGTCAGCACTATTGGCGGCAAGATTGGGCACCCGATAGACGACGAGCCCCACGATCAGCGACACCAGTGCCATCTGGGCGCCGTCCGGCGTGGCGATGTGCAGCCTGTCCCAAAGTGCGTCCGCCAGAATGCCGACCAGCCAATCGGCCAGCGGCGCCGCGATGGCCGCCGCCCAGGCCTTGTTGATCGTGCCGTCTTTGCTGATGGTCCCGATGGCGGCAATGCCTTGCTTGATCATCTTGTCCCTCCTTCATCCTGCTGTGTTCATTTCGAGCAGCTTGGCGAGCCACCCGCTGCCGGCTCCCGAGATGCCGCACAGCACGACCAGCGCGCCGATCATCAGCCAGCGCAGGCGCTGCAACTCCTCGATGCGGTCGCCGAGCCTGGCAACGGCGAGTTCGAGCTTTTCGACACTGGCCTGCAAGCGGCCGATCGCCTGCGATGTCTCATGCAATCCACCCATCGCGACCTCACCATCCGGTTACAAAATCGTAGGCATCGATATCGGCGGCCTGCGCAAGATTGCGCACGGCATCGACATGCCCCCATTTCACTTGGCGCAGCCGGTAGACCTCGGTCTTCGCTGCCTCGGCGAGGGCGATCATCGCGCCCGGCGTCGCCAGTGGTAGGAAACTGTCATCCGCCATGCGCCAGGCGAATTGCGCCGGCCACACCGCACCATTCGCTTCCGCCCAGCGCGCCTCATTGCCCATGGTCGTGAGATTGGCCTGATCCTGTTCGCGGATCTGCAGCACCTTCCCGCCATAGGGAAGGCCGGCGGCCAAGGCCTGCTGATAGCGTGCGGCGATAGCTTGCAGGACATTCTGGCGCAGCGTCTCGAGCGGCCAGGTCCAAGCGGTACCGTCCCATCGCTGGGCATCCGCGTTGTCGGGCGCCATGGCGACGGGCGTGCCGGCGAAGGGGCTCTGTTCGGGCGGGCCGTCATAGCTGCCGATGCACTTACCCGATGCGTCGATATAGAAATGCTGCATGTTCAACCTCGCAGATCCTTGCAATAGAAGACGAGCTTCCAGTTCGTGTAGGTCATGCTTGTGCCGGTACCGCTGATCTTGCTCGTAATGCTGGGTGGATAAGTCTGATTGACCGTCGCCACGGCATTGACGGCATCGGCGGATAGGGCGCCTCCATAGGTCCAGCCGACGGCGTTGTAGTCGATCTCGTCACCAACGGCCCAATTGAGATCGGTCGTCTTGCAGCGAAAGACGGCGCGGCAAAAATTGGGCTTCACGCCGAGCCCATGCGCCACGGAAAAGGCCGTGCCCAAGGCCAGCGTCTGCTCGGCACTCTCGAAGGAATAGCTGCCGTTGATGCTCCGCCACGCACTGCCGTCGCAGCGCAGCAACACCGTGTCGCCCGGACGCAGCAACCTTGTCGCCAATCCATCCAGCGTCTCCGACCCGTTGGGATCGATGGTGATGTCGCCGCTCGCTGCGGAATTCCGCACAGCGACAACGCCGCCATTGCCGACCGTGGCCGCGGCCAGCAGGGTGAAGGTGACGCCGGCCGTGGTGAAATTGATCTCGCTGCCCTTGTCCGCAGCCAGCATGGCATAAGCGGCACTCTTGGCGCTGACCGGCAGGCTGAAGCCGCCGCTCTGTCCGAACCAGGCGGGCGGGCCGGACACGCAGCGCCAATTGTCACTGCCTTCACAGCGGAATCTGGCGACATCGCCGGCCGCGGTGACGACGTTGTTTCCGCCCGGCAGAATGAAGCTCAGCGCATTGTGGGTGAGGGTCAGCGCCGCCGCGAAGCGCAGTTCGACCTCGGTACCGGCGGGGTCCCCGGCCCAGAGGCCGCCGATGCTCACCGCACCCGTCACCACATGATAGCCGCCGATATTGGCGTCCGCCGGTTTCACCAGGGTCGCTGCGCTGGCGACGTCGCTGCCTTTGCGCCACAGGGCTGCGAGCCCGCGCGGCGTCACGCTTTCCACCTCCGTCACGCCGGCACGCGTCTTGTCGATGGCGGCAAGGACAGTAGCGCCGCTCGGGATGTTCTTGTTCTCAAGGCCCGAAAGATCGCCCTTCCAGCCCAGCAGCTTGTCCGCATCCGGGTCCGGCAGGGTAAGGTTGGCAACCGGGCTGGTCGGGCTCAGCGCCGCGGCGCGCCCCAGCTTGTCGTCGAGTTCCTGGATGAGCGCCGTCAGCCGGTCGAGAGCACGTTCATGGGTCTCCGCCGGAAAGGGATCGTTCGGCGTATAATCCACTTCCTGCGTGCGATTGGTGCGCCGCGCGATGGTCCAGCTCTTGTCGCTGCCAGGCGGTACCAGAGCCGTCACCGTGCCGCTCGCACCGCCACCACCGGCGACCGCATAATCGGTGGTGAGAACCTTGAGCGTCTCGCCACCGCTCGGCAGGCTGCGTTCGATGACGTCGATTTCGTCCGCGCCGAAGAAGATGAAGGGCACCGCAAAAGACACGGTTGACCCGTCACCCGCGTAAGTCACGCGGGAGGTCGTCGTTGAGATGGTCATGTGGATTCCTTTTCAGGCGGGCAGTGCGTAGCTCGCCTGCGCCGCTCTTTCCGCTTCCGCCCAGGATTGGATGGCCGGCCGGATCTCCGGTCGCGCCAGGGGCAGCCATGACGCAAAGCCGATACCGGTCATGAATTCGGCAAGGCGGCCACCGACAGCCTCCTGCGCCAAAGGCGGCAAGGTCGGCCGTTCGCCGCCCAGCGCCAGATGGCTTTCTTCAATCCGATGGGTTGCCGCCGCCAGTTGCGCGAGCAAGGGCGTCACGGATCGCAACGCGCGCTCGATCTCGGCAATGAGCGACAGGCGGCTTGCCAGCATGGCCTGATGATGCAGGATCGCTTCCCGCCGTTCGAGAGTGGCTTGGTCCGCCGCATTGCGCGCGATGGTGATCTCGGCATGAGCAAGGCCTTGCGCGATGTTCATCGCATCCAGGGCCAGGGCCTGCTCTCGCCCCGCCAGCATCTGCACCCGTTTCTGGGCGCGGCCATCTCCCGTGGCGGCGGCAAGGCCCAGCGCTTCCCGCTGCTTGGCCAGACGCGTGCGTTCCGCATCATTTTCGGCTTGCCGGGCCCGCAGATTTGCAGCGCAGGCCCGCCACTCTGCCGGCGATGCGGGCAAGGCGCCCGGCGCCGACCGATCGTTCACGGCCTGGCTCATTGCGCCGCCCCTGCCTGCGGGTCCATCTCGGCGATCGCCGCCAGCGTGCGGATCAGCCAGGCATCGTTGCCAAGGCCCGTTCCGCTCAGCAATTCGGCTAGTTCCTCGGCGCCACCACATTTTTCAATGAGCGACTGCGCCGCGGCGATCTTGCGCGGATACTCCTCGCCCCATTCCTGGGCAAGCTCCGCTTGCGTCCGTCCGGCGCGATCGGCACCGGACGTGGCCGTGTCGCAAAGCTGCCGGCAATAGGCCTGCACGATGCCGTTGACGGCGCCTTGCGGCAGGCCGGCGCGATGAAACCATTGCCGCGCCTTGGCCTCCAGCGCGTCGTCCCGCGCGAGATCCGGCGGCACCGCGATCTGGTACTGGTCCGGCCCCGCCGGTGCCGAAAGTGCTCCGGCCAAGTCGTCCCGCGGGATCTTCGGTGGCACGGCGTCCGGCCGCATGCCGCGCGCAGCCAGCGCTTCGTGCATCGCCGCGTCGAGTGATTTGGGATGGGTCATGTTGGCATTCCCTTCTTCAGTTTCCCGGTTCTTCAGTTACCCAGCTCTTCAATTGGTCAGCCTGATGAGGTCGGTGCCCAAGGCACTGGTGTTCGACATCTCCTCCAGCGCCGACCGCCGCCGGCGATAGCGCGCCTCGCGCTCCTTGGCCCGCGCCTCCTCAGTCTGGCCGAAGCGCGCCCAGCGTGCCTCGGTGTCGTCGGCGCGGGCGGCATCGATCAGCATGTCCGTGGGCGAGCCTTCGGTGGTAACACCGCCTTTCAGCACGGCCACGCGCCGCTTCGCCTGCAGGACTGCCGCCTTCTGGCGCAGCTGGCGTTCCTGCTCGACACCTTGCGCTTTGGCGACCTTCGCCTCGCGCTCCAGCTCACGGCTCTCATGGCCGGCTGCTTGCGCGTCCGCCGCCGTCTTGACGCCGGTCGAAACGACCATCGACGCGGCCATTGCCGCTGCCGGATTGCACATGTCATCCATCCATCGTTGTCAGTTGCGGAATCAGCGCCACGATCGTGCAGGGCAAAGGCTGCTCCTGCAGGACCGAGATGATCGCCTGCCTTTCCCATCCCTTGGGAAAGGCGACGACCTTGTCGCCGGTGAAAAGCGGCGGGCTTTGGTCCATCGCCGTCTGCGCGGCGCGGAACACCACATCCTCGGTGCGCCCGGTTTCGGCGCCCACGCGCATGCCGAGGCTGTTGGCAAGCCGCACGGTGACGCGGTGAATGCGCCGACTCTTGCCCTGGGCCGTTCCGTCCAGGGCGCCGGCCTCGGCATCCATGGTGGTGAGAAGGCTGGTATAGCCAAGGCCGATATGCGCGAAAGCCGCGGATCGCTCCAGCGTGACGCTGCCATCCGGCGCTACCACGCGGGTCGGATGCGTGGCGCCGTCGGCCAGGATCGTCACCGTCTCGCCGATGAGATGATCGAGCCCGCGAATGACCCTGGCACCCAGGGACCAGGCGCCGGCGGCAATCCCGCCAAGCGAGGGAAATGCCGTGAGGATCGTGGCGACGACATGCGCCCCATCCGTGAAACCGGTGATGCGGGCGCGCGCGACGTGGTAACCGGTCCCCGACGGTGCCGGGAAACTGTATTGGATCTCGCGCCCGACATCGCCCGCCACAAAGACCGCACTCCCGGCCGTGAAGACGACGCCCGTCTGTCCCGCCACGGTGGCACCGGCACCCGGCGTCAGGGCGGCGGCGCCAGCGCCGTCATAGCGCAGACCGCCATCGACGAAGAAGGCGCCCTTCTTGTCGAAGGGATCTTCCGGCTCGAAGGCGCCGGCCATCCGTTCGACCGAGCGACGCACGACACCGTTCACCTCACGCTCGACCGCCAGCCAGGCCTCGTCCTGGCCAATTCCTGGGATGCAGGCGATGGAGAGAACCTTGGTGTGTCTGCCGGCAATGCGGTGCTGATGCCAGCCGACCACGTCCTGACCGCGCATATATGTGAGGCCCAGCAGCGCCCCATCGGCGCGCACCACCCAGACCACGGACCAGGGCTCCGCCTGATAGGCGATCTCCGTGATGCCCTTTTGCGTCAGGTGCCGGGCAAGCAGGCTTAGCTCCGGCGAGTTGAACGCATCATTCTCGAAACTGTAAGCCATCTCATAGATCTTGCGCCCTGCGCGCTGCACATAGAGGACGGCAGCGCCGATGCGTTCCGGCCGGATATCGGCACTGCCATTGGTGGTCTCGCGACGCACCGTGACATTGCTCGGCGTCACCGCCTCGTTGAGCGAACTGGCGCTGAGGTTGAACTCGCCCCCTGTGGTGCCGAGCGCCAATGTCTTGCCGGCACTCATCCAGCGAATGGCGTTCACGCGGTCGTCGGCGATGGTGAAATTGAGCGCGTGGTCGTCCTTGGTGACGCCATCGGTCCCGGTCGGCGAAAAGCTTTCATAGGCGCCGGAGACCGAGGCCCACAGCGTCTGCGGCTGCAGCTTCGAATTGGCGAGGAACAGCCGCTCCTCGTGGAAGGTGATCGTGCCCGGCCAACCCGTGCCGGATGACCACGCACCTAGCCGCCAGGTGGTGACCGCCGCTGTGCCGCCGAAGGCGCTCTTGATATCGATCTTCACCTGGGTGGCGCTGGTGAAGGCCACGATCTTCGCCCAGCCCCAGACGCTCGCATGCTTGATCCGCACCAGGCGCCCGACATCGCCGGCCACGAACAGGCTGGCCGAGGCGGTCAGCGTCACATTGCTGCCGCTCGCCGCTGCCGGCGTCAAAGTGACGGCGCCCACATTCTCGTCGAGATAAGGCCCGTCCTGGAAATCGATCGGCGTCAGCGACCAGCTGGTATGCCCGCTCCGTGCCAGCTTGTAGGGGGCGAATTGCGGATGCGTCAGATAGAGCACGTCGGCCGACTGCGCCCATTTGAGGGCAGCAAGATCCGCCACGCCATAAGGTGTCGCCACTTCATAAGCGGTCCCCGGGCTGGTCTCGATGCGCCCGCCATTCATGTAGAAGCGGAAATAGCCGTTGCCGGCTTCGATGACATAGGCCTGCTCGGTCGAGAACTCGAACGGGATCAGGCGCACGGCACCATCATCCTTGGTATGCGCGATGAACTCGGTCCCCGGCCGCCGCGTCGCCGGCCCCTGCGCCAGCAGGACGAAGTTCTCGATGCGGCGAGAGGCGTTGCGGTATTTGTCAAGGTCGATGCGGCCATAGAGATCCGGCGACCATTCGCCGGCATTGAAGGTCGAAAGCAGATGCGATGCGCGCGCCATGTGATCAGCCCCGCGCCGCCAGCCAGGCATCGACGACGAGGTCGCTGGCGCCACCTTCCTGCGCATCGACCGATTTCGCTTCGGCCAGCACCGCGCGCAGATACTCCCGCGCCGCTTCGATGCGCGAACCGCTTTCGGTGAGGTTGCCGGCAAGATGCACGGCAAGCTTCGCCGCCACCGCTTCGGCCAGCAGCGCATCATAGCTCGCCACGTCGACGATGCGGCCGATATAGAGAATGTCGAGCGGCGCCGCGTAATCGGCGAGGATGCGGCGACCCTCGACCCGGTAGTCCGTCCCGTTATCGACCTCGAGCAGGCGCAGGCAGAAAGCCGGCTCCGGTCCTTGCGGCAGCTGGTACTGATAAAGATAGCCCCAGCCCGGCGCTTCGTTGAGGGCCGGCAGGCGCGCCCGGCGCAGGGCCGCATTCCAGGGATAGAGCCGCAACACCGAATCCGCCGAGGGCTCGAAATTGCGCTGGCACAGATTGGCCGCTTTCGATCCGTCTTCCAGCGAGGTGATGGGATCGGCGCCCAGCAGATCAAGCGCGCGGTTGCAGATCGAAACGGTCGAGATGGCCATGTGCTTTGCCTCTGAGTTTGCCAATAGTTCCACCACCGATCGTCATGGTCCGCGCAGGCGGACCACCCACGAGTTTGCCGGTTGGCAAAGTGGGTATTCGTGGGTCCTCCGCCTTCGCGGAGGATGACGGTGGTGGCTGCGCCCCTTAATCCAGCGTGTAGAAGATCATCACGCGCAGCGTGCCGGAGGCCGGCAGGGCGGCTGCGGCGATGGTGAGGATGACGATCTCTTCCGCCGTCAGCGCTTCGCCGGCAACGGCTGCGGGAGCGAACTGGGTCGGCGTATCGACGGCGGTGAAAGCCGAAGCGGCGCGATACTTGCCGGTATTGCCGGCAATGCCGATCGCCAGGGTCGACGAGCCCAGCGAGACCGTGCTGTTGAGCACGCCGTAAAGCACGCGCGCCCCCTTGGGCAGGCGCGCCACTTCGACGATGTCGGTGGTCGGCTGGGCCGCCAGCACGACCTTCTCGTTAAAGACGCGCACGCGGCCATGGATGTCGCCGGCCATCGGCAGATCGACCGGCAACGAATTACGCAGGCGCCCCATCTGGGTGCCGTATTGAGTAGCCATATGTTCTCTCCTGGATCGATTGAATTCCAAACCAGTCGGGGCACCGTGGGGTTGGTGGGGCGGCCACGGTGCCCCGACCAACTACGCCAACGTCGCGATCTCGACGACGCCTTCTTCTTCCATGCGCGTGGCGCCGACCGACATGGCGCAATAGACCTGCGTCGCATAGGATTTGTCGGGGCGTTCGGTCACCTTCACCTTCGGCGTCTGCGCGATGGCGAGCAGCAGGGCCGACTGGCGCCAGGCGAGGCACGCCCGGTCGCCGCCGGAGGTGGTGCCCAAGCGCTGCGTGCGGACAAATTTGAAGCCGAGGAAGGTGTCGATCTGGCCGGCGGCCAGCGCCTTCACCGTGTTGTAATCGCTCGACGTCACCTGGGTGTTGCTGAGGAGGACCGTGATGTCCTTGGCCGGGCACGCGATGTAACGCGGCTCGTCCGGATCGTTCTCCGCCGCATCCAGTATCTCCTTGGCCTGCAACAGCTTGGCAAGTGTCAGGCCCGTGCCGCCCACGGCGATCTTCTGGCCGGAAGGGAGGGCGATGCTGTTCTGCCCGGTCTTGCCGCTGCGCGCGGTGCCGTTGGCGTTGGCGATGATGACATCGTCCATGGCGCGGCCTAGCGCGTGCGCCGCCGCCTGGCTATAGGCGCTGGTCGGATCGGTCAGCGTCTTCACCTGGTCGAGGCGGTCGATGAGGTCGGAATATTCGTAATCTTCCAGCATCACCTGGCGGCGCGCATGCGGCGTTTCGGTGAGCGGCGTATCGGCATGGCGCGACTGGCGCTTGATGGCGCTGCCGGCCCCGATCTGGTCGAAATAGGCGATCTCGCCCTCGACCACTTCCTGGCGCACCGCATCCTTGAGGCGGCTGCCCTTCTGCTGCACCAGCAGCATGATGTTGGCGCTATAGAGGTTGTTGAACGCAACCTGGATCTGCGAGGACATGGGTCCACGTTTCCTTTCTGCTCGATTGTCATGATGTGACTGCGTTGATCGGCGAGGTTGCCCGGTTCCGGACCTCAAGCCTGGATGCAAGCGCGCATCCTTACGCGGCTCGTCTTTCCGAACCGTCAGCCGGGCCGCGACTTGCGCGGTTGTCCGGGCTTTTGATGATCTGATCGCGGTTGGGAGGATCTTATTCGTTCGTCATGGTCCGCGAAGGCGGACCACCCATGAGTTCGTCGGCGACTGAAGAAAGCAATTCGTGGGTGGTCCGCCTTCGCGGACCATGACGAATTACGTACAGGCCACCTCACCCCCCAAACGCCACCGCGAACAGATCCTCCATGCGCTTCACGGTTGCCGCATGGTCGGGATGGGTCTTGTTGACGTAAGGGTGTTTGGCATCGCCCTTGGCTGCCTGCTGCAGCTTCCCGATCTCCGCCATGGCTTCGGCGGGCGAGCGGGGTCGGCCGGTTTTGGCATCGGCGCGGGCGGTGATGCTGTCTTCACCGGTAGCGCGGCCGACCTTGGCCAGCAAGTCCATCAGCGCGGTTTCGCCGATGCCGTCGGCGATTTCGCCGAACGCCTTCTCGTCGCCGAGGAACGCACCATAGGCGCGCCGTGCCGCCGCCATGTTGCGCGCGTAGTCGCGGCCCCACAGGCCTTTGAGATCGGGCTCCCCCGCCGATGCCGGAACCGCATCGACCGGTGCGGCCGGGAAGCGGGCAAGGAACGCATCGTGCAGCTTTTCGGCCTGGGTCTGTGACAGGCCCAGCTCAAACGCCGTCTCGCGGAACCAATCGGCGCTCGGTTCGTGATATTGGGTCCCTTCCGGGATTTTGAACTGATAGCCGCCGGCTTCCTTCGGACGGCCGAGCTTTTCCCAGACCGGCGCCCAGGCTTCCGCCCCCGCATCACGCGGCGGCAATGCCAGCCGCTCGCCCCCCATCAGCTTTTCGAGATTCTGATAGGAGCTCAGCACGTCGCGCGCCGAGCGCCAGCCCTTCTGCTGCACCAGCTGGCCAAGTTCGCCATCCAGCCCTTCGCGCCAATCGGCCATGGCACTCTCTTCGACCGGCGGCACCTTTTCATCTCTCATCGATCACCTCTTCCACGAGACCGGCGAAATCCGCGGGCGTGACACCGCACATTTCCGCCACATGCAGGAACACGTCCCGCGCCCCTTCGTTGAACGCGGTCTGGTGCGGATCGCCCGCCACGAAACTGCTCTGCCCCGCCCGGCAGTAATGGGCGAGATCCGAGAGGACCAGCCGGCCCAAGGGATCATCCGGCCCTAGTTGCTGGCGATAGGCCGCGGCAACGCGCCTGGCGCGGGGCCGGCCATGGAGGCGCAGCAGCCAGGTCACACCCGCCTTCATGCCGCACCCCCCGATACCGCACCCCCGCCAAGCATGGCGCCGAGATCGCCCAACCCCGCCATGCCCTCGGCCGGTGCCGGCGTCTCCTTTTCCGCCTCCTTGCGAAACTTCTTCACCGCATCCGGCGTGCGCAGCAGATTGTTGGGGACGCCGAAGGATTGCGCCAGCAACCGCGCCGCCGCATCGGAATCGATATTGTCGTAGATCTCCGGCTTGATGGCGCCCAGGGGCGCCAGCGATTCCAGCGCCCGCACGATTGCCGCCCCTTCGCCGGCCCGCTGCGCGCGCGCCAAAGGCGAGACATATTCGATGCGGATGCCAGCGCTTTTCAGCTGTTTGGGCGGCGGCGGCAACAGATGGGCCCGCCGCATGATGCCGAACTGGCGGCGGATGAGCGGGTCCAGGAACTCGGCCTGGATGCGGCCCAGATGCGGCCCCATCAGCCGCAGCTTCTCCTCTTGTCTCGCCAGCACCTCGGTCGCCGTCTGGTTGGGCTGCTGCACCATCTGCAGCAGCGAGAAATAGAAGGCCTGCCGCACGGCCTCGCGCCGCTGCTCTTCCAGCTCCAGGCCCAATCCCACATTGCCGTTGCTGTGCAGCGGCTCATAGCGCCGGCGCCCGCTTTCATCGAGGCCGCCATAGATGATGCCGCCGGGATGCGTGCGCAAACCCCGCACCGCCACCTCGTCGACCGCCAGCAAGGGCGGGTCGACCGCCTTTTGCGCCGCGACGATGGTCGTCTTCGACATGGCGTTGAGCATCTTCACGTCAGGGAGTGCCAGCATCGCCGGACTGTCGCCATAAAGCCCGCGCGAGGCCGTCGACCAGCGCGGCACCTGGTAGGGAAAATCGTGATAGCCGCCTTCCGACAGCAGCAGGCGGTTCTCCACATCGACATAGAAGGAGGCAAAGCCCATGCCGGCGGCGTCGTACCGGCCGCACGCCACCTCCTCGCGCGGCATCACCGCATGCAGGAAGGTGAAGCGCCGATCCGGCTCCTTGTCGAGCGCGCGGAGCACGCTGGCATGGCATTTGTCGCCCCAGCGCTTATGCGCCTGGCGCGCGGTGAAGGTGAAGCGGCGAAAGACCGTGTCGACCTCGTCGCGCTCATTCTCGGCGATGAAGCATTCTGCCAGATGCCGGCAGGAATAATGCACCCGCCCCGTCGCCGCATCCTCTTCCGAATAGAAGATGCCCGTCCCGAAGGTGACGAGATCGGCATAAAGCTCCATCACCCGCGCATAGAAACGCTGCCCATTGCCGGCAAAGCTCGCCTGCATGCGCCGCGTCACGTCATCGAGCCATTCCTTGGTCGCCTGTTCCTCATCCGCTTCGGCGAGGTCCGAGCGCAAGGTGAACCAGTCATTGGCCGCATTGGTGATCATGCCCCAAAGGCCCGCCGCCAGATTCTCGGCGGCAAGGCTCGCGGTGGCGTCGAACACTTTCTGTGTGCGCTTGTCGCCAGGCACGCGCTGAAAGGTGAAGTCGGCCCGCATCGGCTTCATCAGTTCGGCGATCTCCTGCCACAACTGATCGAGCGTCGCGCGCTCGGAGGCGAGCCCCTCCTGCCGGCGGATGAGATCCTGGGCGATATTGTCCATGCATGTCGGTCCTTGGCTGTCGTCCGGCGTTTCTTTTCTTAAGGTGTCAGGCGCCCAGCAGATTCTTCTGCGCGGTCGGCGCCTGGCCCAGCGCCGCCCGCTCCGGCGTCAGGATCGTGGCGCGCCGGCCATAGAGCGAACGCAGGCGGCGCAATTCCTGCTCGGCCGCGGCATCGGCCACGGCATCACTGGTCTGCGGCACGGCGGCGGAATCGTTGGCATTGGCGGTGGTGGTCGGGTGACGGCGGCGTTTGGGTGTCGCACACATGTTTCTGTCTCCATATATGACAAAGCCGATGAAGCATTCCCCGCCTTTCCCGAAGGCGGGATGGATCGATTCCGGGACACCGCCCAGATGCCGCAGCCAGCGATGGGCGACGGCATGGCTTGATGCCGAGCGGCATTCGCCGCGCCGCAAGCCCAGCTGCAGCAAGGCCGGCCACAAATCGTCTTTGGCAAAGCGCGTCGTCTCGCGCGCAACCTCCGGCCAGCGATCGGTCGCGAACATCCACAGCGACCACAGGCCCGGCCACATCTCGGTGCCGCCCAGCGCCGCCACCGCGACACCGTCCCTGGCCGCAATCACGGCGCCCACTGGATCGCCGGCCAGCAGGTCCTCGGCCAGCAGCACCGGGTCTTCATCGAAGCGTGTCGCAAAGATCTCGTGCCGATCCGCCGCGCGCATGGTCTGCCCGACCGCGATCAGGTCGTCGCGGTTGAGCGGGCGCAGCGTCATAGAGGTTACCAGCTGAAGGGATTGTATTCGGAGAGGCCAGCAGGCTCGGCCGGCTGACGCAGCGGCATCTTCAGCCCGCGCGCCAGATAGCGGAACGCATCGGCCGCATGGCTGGTCCAGTCATGCACGGGCCTTGCGCTGAAAACTTCGCGCCGCGCGTCGAATTCCGGCCGATAGAGCCGCAGCGCGTCGAGCCCGCGCGCGCATTTCCCGGCATCGATCCAGCAGCGCGGGATCATGTTGCGCGCGGCCTCGATGCCGTCCTCGACCGAATCCGCGCTGAGCACGCGCACCTTGAGGCCGAGGCTGCGCAGCGTATCCAGCCGCGTCCGCCCGGTGCTCATCTCGCGCACCGAAATGTCATGCGGCAGCAGATGGTCGGCATAGACATAGGGTTTGTCGCCGAGGATCTTGGCATAATGGCCGAGCGGCGCACCGCTTGCCTCGTAATAGTCGATGATGCGGATCTCCTGGCCCAGCACCTGCGCGAACCAGATCGCGGTCGCATCGCCGATGCCGAGATCCCAGGCTGTCGTCACCGGCAAGCGCGGCTCCCACGGCACGCGACCGATGCGCCCTTCAAGCTCGGCCTGCTCCAGCAGCGTTGCGTAATAGGCGCCGGGCACGCCGGCTGCGAAACTGCATTCGAATTCCTGCGCGAAAGCCTGCGCCGACATGGCGCGCCGTGCCGCGACCAGCTCTGCTTCCGGCAGCACGCCGGTATCGGTGGCGGGAAAGCGCTGCGCATGCCAATCGCTGTCGCTTGCCGCCTGTTCATAGAGCGTGCAGAAATGATTGCGCCCCATCGGCGTGCCGATGAAGAGCGCCCAGCCCTGCCGGTCCGCGAGCATCGGCCGCACGATCTCCGGCCAGACGCGCGGGCTCATCTGCGCATATTCATCCAGCACCACGCCGTCGAAATAGAGGCCGCGCAACCGGTCGGCATTGTCGGCGCCGTAAAGCCGGATGCGTGCGCCATTGGGCAGGTCCACCCATAATTCGGTTTCGCTGACGCTCACCCCCGGAATGGGTGCTGTGAAACGCTTCAGATAATTCCACGCCACATCCTTGGCCTGGGTCAGCAGCGGCGCCACATAGCCATAGCGCGCTTGCGTCAGCTTGTTGGCCGCCGCCTTGGCGATGAGCTCGTTGATGCAGAACACCGTCTTGCCGAAACGCCGATGTGCCACCAGCACGTTGAAGCGTTTCAACTGCCGGTGCAGCTTTGCCTGCAACGGCCGCGGTGCATAGAGATGCACGTCGCGTTCCGCGGGCTTGGGGCTCGGCCCCGCCTTGGACGCCCTCTTGGTCCCCCTCTTGGGCGCTGGCGCCTTCCTTTTCTTCGGCGCTTTAGCCATGCCCATCTCCCCAGAAACGCGAACGCCCCGGCGAGCGGGGCTCACCGGGGCGCGATATCGCAGTCTATATTTGCATAATAGCAAAATATTCCTAGACTGTCAAGCGCTATTTCAGCACCCGCCCTCAAGTCTCGCCCCAGCTCAGGCGAATGACCTGCTCGCCGGCCTCGCCGGGCTTGGCCTTGCCGCCGGGGCGGCCATAGCCCCATTGCAGGATCGTGCTGGCCGCCGAAATGCGCGTGGCGGGCGAGGCGGTCTCGTCCTCGACGACCTTCGCCAAGGCCGCGATCGCGCGCCTGGCATGCTGCTGCGCCAGCGTCTCCAGTTTCTCGACCGTCAGGGCAATGCGTTCGGTCATGGCTTCCTCCCTTCTCTGTTGCGAAACGATTGAACGAGGCGCGTGAGCCCGCGCCGCAGCAGCACCATCTCGCGTGGCTTGGTCGCATCCTGCTTCAGCAGCCAGTCGGGAAAGGCGCCGAACACCGCCAGGCGCTCGGTGATTCCCGCCACCACCGCGCCCTCGGCGCGCAAGGCGGCCTGCGCCGCGCGGAACACGCCTTGCGCGGCGGCAAGATCCAGCGGATCCGTCTCAGCCGCCGGCATGCGCCCCGGCTCGCCGGCAAGGCCCGCATAGAGCCTGCCATAGCTCACGCCCGTCCGGCCGATCAGCTGCCGGTAAAGCCCCGCGTAACGCCAGCCGGCCCGATGTGCCTGCGCATCGATGAGGCCCCGCGCCAGCAGCAGATCCAGGGGATGCGACACCGCCGACACCTCGATTCCCTGCGCCAGTGCCGCGCGCTTGGCCTGCAATTCCAACGTGCCCAGATCTGGTTCCCCCCTGGCCGGTTCATTGTCATTGGCCGCGCGTTGCTTCGGCCGGCCGCGCCTCACGCTGACAAAGACCCTCATTCCTCCACCTCCTCGACCTCGTCGAGCCCCATGGCCCAGCGCTCGGCCCATTTCACCAGCCACAGCGCGCGCTCGGCCGTCATGTCGCTGTTGACCACCTCGAACTCGCCTGCCTCGGTGATGCCGATGCCGAGGAACTGGCTCCAGCGCGTCTTCTGGCAGGTGCCGACCGCCTGCTCCGGGCGCAATGTGGGACGCGGCGGGAAATCGACGATCTCAGCCATATGCGTGGTTCCTTCAATTTCAGTTGTCATTGGCGGCGCGCCTTTCATGCTGGACGAAATCGACATTGCCGCTCTGCCATTCCTCGCTCTCCTTGCAGAGCGGACAGACCCGCAAATAGGGGCTCGCCGCCTCGAAGGCAGTCCCGCAACAGAGGCAAGGCCGCAGGACGACGCGGCTTGCTGGCGCTCGTTTGTTGCTGTTTTGTTCCATTATTTTCCTCCCTCACGACCGAAGCGGGCCCCGACAGGCTTTGCGCGTTATAGGATTAGGCGATAATACGCATATTTTGGTTACGCTGTCAAGCTTTAAAAACGTATTATTCGTACATATATTGCCGTGATGGATCGGCCACCCCAGGCCAGGAGCAACTCGCCGGGGATCAATTGGGCCGACAAGGAGTTTCCATGACAGAAATTTCCGAAGCCGCGCGACGGTTGAAGGAATTGCGCGAACAGGCCGGCCTCACCATGCGCTCCGTTTCGGAGGCTTTGGGCTGGAGCCTCACCCGCTACCAGCATTACGAGGACCGCTACAAGCGCCGCTTCCTGCCCTTCGAACTGGCGCGCGAGCTCGACGCCCTCTTCAGCCAGCACGGCACCGAACCCGGCGCCGTCCTGCAGCTTGCCGGCATCGAACAGGGGCAGCAGGTGACCCATCGCCGCGAACCCGTGGCGCCCCGCCCCAGCACCGCCGGCGGCGGCCATGGCCAGCGCGATTTGCCCGTTATCGGCGCGGTCAAAGGCGGCAGCGAGGGTTTCTATTTCAACGAGGGCGAGGCCAAGGAATTCGTCGAGCGCCCGGCCAATCTGAAGGGCGCCTTCAACGCCTTCGCCCTCTATGTCGACGGCGATTCGATGGAGCCGCGCTATTTCGCGGGCGAGCTTCTCTACGTCAATCCGAACCGGCCGATCACCAAGAACTGCTTCGTGGCGGTTGAGCTTGCCGACGGCCAGGGCCTCATCAAGCAGTTCCTGCGCCGCAATGACGAGGAGGTCGTCCTCCATCAGTTCAACCCGGCCCGCGACATCGCCTTGAAGGCCGATGACGTCAAGCGGATCTACCGCATCACCGGGGCCGGCGAGGCGGGCTGACCGCCGCCGGACGAAAGATCCCTCTAACGCGAATCCCGCGCCGTCCCGACCGCAAGCTTTGGCGGCGAGGACGCCTTTTTATCGCGTGTTAATACATTTTGCGTTGACAAAATGCGTAAGTTCGCTATAAGTTCTACTCTGGGTTGACACTCAAGGAGGGAATGATGACCTTCTGCGCCGCGGATCTCAGCGTGCTTGCCTATGCCAACGGGTTCACCCATTGGCATTACCGCAGCCCGGACGGGCTGGCCGCCATTCTGGCCGACGATCGCTATTTCGCCGCGGCCGCCACCATGCTGCGCGCAGGGGACCAGATCACGCTCAACCTCATCGGCCCCGCCGGCATCGGCCTGGCGCATCTGGGCGTGACCGCGATCGCCGCGCCGGACCGGGTGGCGGCAAGCCTGCTCGCCGCCACGGAACAACCGCGAGGTCGGCTACAGGCGGCCTAG